ACCCCACCTCTACAGAATCGCCCAACACCACAGAAATAATTGGATTGAGCGAGCGCACGCGTACCAGTTGCCTGAGATGGAACAAGACTTTGACTGGACAATCTACCTCCTGCTGGCAGGGCGGGGAGCGGGGAAGACCCGCGCTGCGGCCGAGTGGATATGGTGGCAGGCGTTTACTCACCCAGGCACGCGCTGGCTAGTCGCTGCGCCCACGGCAGCTGACTTGCGAGATGTTTGCTTTAAGGGCGACTCAGGAATTCTTTCCGTGTGCCCACAAGAGCTCATAGAGAACTACGCGGTGTCTACATCGGAAATCACGCTAGTGGGCGGGTCGATTATCAAGGGTATACCAGCATCGGAACCTGAGCGCTATCGTGGCCCTCAATTTCATGGAGGCTGGTGTGATGAGTTAGCAGCGTGGGAGCAGTTGGACGAGGCATGGAACCAGATCCAGTTCGGTATGCGTTTGGGACAAACCCCCCGCATCATGTGCACCACTACACCACGACCCAAGCCACTCATCTTTGACTTGGTAGAACGCGACGGTAATGATGTTTGCTACGTGTCCGCAACGACCTATGATAATCTGAATAACCTAGCGCCCACTTTCAAAAATCAGATTCTTCAGTACGAAGGTACCTCTCTGGGTGACCAGGAAATTAACGCGGTGTTGCTCGATCCTGAAGACTCAGGACTGATTAAGCGTTCGTGGTTTAAGCTGTGGCCATCAGACAGAGCGTTCCCTAAGTTTACTTACATCATCCAGTCTTACGATTGTGCAACTTCCGAGAAGACGGTCAACGACCCCACAGCATGCATAGTGCTAGGGGTGTTTAAACCCGAAGACGGACCTACGTCCGTGATGGTAATCGATGCGTGGGCTGAGCGTATCCAGTACCCAGAACTTCGAAACCGCGTTGCGGATAATTACACTGAGGTCTATGGCGACCCTGATGAGTTTAACTCAGGCAAGAAAACAGACCTCGTACTGATAGAAGACAAATCAGCGGGCATATCGCTTATCCAAGATCTTCAACGCGCCGGTATGCCTGTGCGGGCGTATAACCCAGGACGCGCAGATAAAGTCATGCGTGCTAACATCGTATCGCCTATCATCGCCCGTGGGCGTGTGTTCTTACCAGAATCACAGAACAACCCAGGCAGTCCAAGGACTTGGCTATCAGAAGCGCTCAATCAATGGTGCGCATTTCCTGAGGTACGCAATGATGATTACGTTGACGCGCTGACTCAAGCGTTGCGCTACTTACGTGATGCTGGGATGATTAACATCGACCCGCTTGAACAGCAAGAGTATCACGATAATGAGTTCAAACGCAAAGGTAACCCTTACGCGCAATAAGCGCTATAATATCACACATTATGCCAACTGTTGATGTTCAAGACCCCGTAAAGCTAGAGATGCATTCGCATCTAGATAGGCTGATGGGACAACCGTTGCCTACGTTTCAGTCCGCACTTCAAGGTATAAAAGACTGGAGCCCTGCTCATGAGTGGAATCAAAACGTTCAGAACGCTCTATTCGGTCTAGGTGATACGATTCGTAACGTAGGACATGCAGTTATGCATCCTATTGATACAGCAAAAAACCTACCGACGCCTTCGGCGCAAGATATCGCTATGGCGTTTAATCCTGCTCATATGCCGACAGCAACTGTGGCTGGGTCTCTTAAAAATTTTCTCGATCCTAGTAAAGAAAAAGGCGTTTGGTATCATGGAACCGCAGCTGATATCAAACAGTTCAAGCCTGAGCTCGGCTTAGAGAAAGCAGACGTATCAGGAACTCCGTATCAAGCAGGAGCGACGTTTGTAACTCAGAATCCAGAGTTCGCGCATGTGTTTGCTAAAGACTCGCCGAGTTACATGATTCAAAACCCAGAGCGTCATTTGACTCCTGAACAGATGAAGTCGGCTGCTGAGGATGCTAAGAAGTACTTCAAAGAAACGTATGAAGATATGCCTGAGCATAGAGACGCTATGATCAAGTCTATTGAAGAAGGTAAGCCGATAGGTGAAGCGCAGGACGCGTTGACTGAAGCTTACAAGCCGTACTTACCTTCTGGACCGAACATTATGCCGGTTCACGTGCGGGTAACAAATCCGTTTGATGCAGCGGTGCCAGAGCATATCGATGCGCTGAAGAAGGTGAACCCTGAGTTGCCTTTTAAAGACATGCATAGAACTAGCGTACTTGAAATACCGGAAGTACAGCAAGCGATCAAAGATGCTGGATTTGACTCGTTTTATACGAATGAGGCCGGTAATAGAAACTTAGGGCTTTTCAAGCCCGAGCAAATCAAATCAGCTATCGGAAATGAGGGGACGTATGATCCCACGAATCCAGTGATTACTAAGAAGGACGGCGGTTCAGTTACAGTTGAAGATCCTATAAAACTAGAGCGCTTTTCTAAATTTGAGCAAGAGTTTGTCAAACGCTTTGACGAGGGCGGGCTTGTCACTGCTGACAAAACTCAAGCTCCTGTTGAAGAGAGCGCAGCATTTGGCATATATCCTAAATCAGGCGTACCCAGCGCCACCCCTGAAGCCCAAGCCAAGGCGCTTGAGTTTAGCAAAAACCTGGCTGATTTGGTCGTACCGCAAACTACTGCTGATGTTGCGATGATGGCGATGCCTTATGGTAAAGTGGGCAAAATGATAGGGGCAGGACTTATTGCTGCTAACCCCAATGAAGCAGGCGCGGCAATGTTCCCGCGACTCGCCGTGGGTACTTTAGGGTTCATGGCCGAACATTATCCTGAAAGCTTCAAGGCGGTAAAAGAAGCGTTAGAAAAAACTTTAAAAACGGGCAATGAGTACGCCGTGGTACACAACCCATATGAAACCATTTTACACACAAGCAACAAACCCGATAAGGTAATGATGACACCACAGATGATGTCAAACATGAATGAGAATGTTTACAAACCTACCGATACGTTTATGATGCACACACATCCATACGGGGGCGTGGGTCCGAGTAAGGCTGATATAAAAATGACGGCGCAAAATCCTGCAAGGCAAATTATATCATCACCTCAAGGTGATTCAATAATTGCCATAGACCCAGGAAAAAGGTTTTCAGGCAATAGTTACGACTCTTATATAGATGATGCTCAAAAGCATATACAGTCTGAAAAAGTTCAAAACTTTTTGCAGTCAAAAGGTTATTTGGGTTATGGACAATACAATGATATTGAAGGGTTAGCATCGAAAATGGCACCGCATGAGTACTTGCGCAACCTTGCTACACAGAACAGGCTCGATTACCGATATAATGATCTAGGTATGCATACTCCTGAAAATAGTGATCTCGATGCTGTACCATTTGCAGATATACTTGAAAGCTATTGGAGAGAGTTTTATCCAGGATCCGTTGTAGAAAAACAACCTGTAAAAAAAGCCGAAGGCGGGCAAGTCAAAAAGAAGTCTACAATTGACGATCTGGAAGAAGACCCCGTCTTGATCGAGCATAAACTCAAGCTCATGGGACTAATTTAAGGAACGTATATGGCCGGATTACCTTTTCCTCAAGATCAAAATGACGGTCGTTATATAGACCCAGTCAGCTTTGTAGGATCGTTAGTCGACCCTGAGGATATTGAAGAAGTCAGTTTAGATGATTTGTTCACTGAGGATGGTCAAGACGAGATTGAGGAGTTGGAAGACGGCTCAGCGCTCGTCCATCTAAGTCACTTGAAAGGTCCTGAGGAAAGCCCAGACTTTTACCAGAACTTAGCTGAGATTATCCCAGAGTATGAGCTGATGAACTTGTCTCAAAAGTTCTTAACGCTCATTGAGAAAGATAAAGAAGCGCGTAAGAAACGTGATGAGCAGTACGAAGAAGGAATTAGGCGCTCAGGACTAGGTAATGACGCCCCAGGAGGCGCTCAATTCCAAGGCGCGTCTAAGACTGTTCACCCTGTTATGGCTGAGTCTGGAGTTGACTTTGCCGCACGGGCGATGAAAGAACTTTTCCCGCCTGACGGTCCTGTTAAGTCTAAGATACTCGGCGTATCTAATGATGAAAAGCAGCTGAAAGCTGACCATAAGCGCGACTTCATGAACTGGCAGTGCACTGAGCAGATCGTTGAGTTCCGTGATGAAGAAGAGCAGATGGCGACGCAGTTGCCTTTTGGTGGATCACAGTATCTTAAGATGTGGTTTGACCCCGAGATGCGCCGTCCGCGCATTGAGTTTATACCAATTGATAACATCTATCTTCCATACGCTTCGGTAAATTTCTATACAGCATCTAGAATCACAGAAGTTGATGATATTATACAAGACACGTTTGAACAACGTGTAGCGTCGGGGTTGTATCGTGATATTAACACGTATGTAACTTCAATGGAGCCTGAGTTGTCAAAAGCAGCGAAGGCGAATTTGAAGGTTGAAGGTAAGACAGACACAGGTGAAAACCCTGACGGGTTACGCAGAACTTTCAACGTATACACATGGTTAAAGACTGACCACGACAAAGTAACTGAGGGCGAACGCGCGCCTTACATATTGATGATCGATGAGCAGACGCGACAAGTCGTTGGACTCTATCGCAACTGGGAGGATGGAGATGATCGTCGTGCGAAATTGGATCACATCATTGAGTTCAAGTTTATACCTTGGCGCGGTGCGTATGCGATTGGTCTCCCTCATCTCATTGGTGGACTGTCCGCTGCCCTCACAGGAGCGCTACGTGCGTTACTAGACTCAGCTCATATCAACACCGCAGCGACGATGCTGAAGCTGAAAGGTGCAAAGATCTCCGGTCAATCACAGAATATTGAAGTCACGCAAGTGACAGAGGTAGAAGGCGCTCCTGGCGTTGATGACATTCGCAAGATTGCGATGCCTATGCCTTTCAATGCACCTTCTCCAGTGTTGTTCTCTTTGCTCGGCTGGTTGACTGATGCAGCTAAAGGCGTTGTAACTACAGCTGAAGAAAAGATCGCAGACATTTCAAGCACTGCACCGGTAGGTACAACGCAAGCGATGATTGAGCAAGGCGCAGCGGTGTTTAGTGCTATCCACGCTCGTTTACACGCTTCACAAGCAAGACTGCTAAAGGTACTAGCGCGTATCAATCGTTGGCACTTTGAGGAAATGGATCTTCAGGATATCATCAATGAGATTCCAGTATCCAAAGAAGACTTCGCTAAGATGAGCGACGTTGTCCCCGTCTCTGATCCTAACATCTTCAGTGACACACAACGTTACGCGCAAGCTCAGGCCATCGCACAACGCGCTCAAGTCAACCCCCACTTGTACAACCAACTCGCGGTTGAGAAGCGGATCCTTCAGACAATGAAGGTACCTAACATCCAAGACATCTTACCTGATCCAAGTAAGGTGGAGGACATGAATCCTGCGTTGGAAAACGTGAGCATGACTCTAGGTAAGCCGGTTGGAGCATTTCCTGGACAAGACCACATGGCGCATATACAAACGCACTTGGATTTTGGAACTGATCCCATGCTAGGCGGTGGTCCTATCATGTCTAGCTCTTTCTTACCCGCTATGGTCAACCATATCAAAGAGCATTTGTCTTTCTGGTATCTAGAGCAGATGAAGCGCGGTTCTCAGTTGGATATCTTACGCGTGTCGCGTATACCTATTCCAGAACAAGCAACGCTTGCGGCTACTAGCGTTAACGTGAAGCAGATGTCTAAGCTAGAGCTCGCTGATATCATGCGTGATTTAGCTCCATTGCAGCAGCAAGTACAGCAGATGATGCAGCAGCAACGCGCTCAACAAGTCCCTATCGATCCAAACGCTCAGGCTATGGTCAACGCTCAAATGGCAGAAACACAGCGCAAGGCTCAGCAGGACAAGACAAACGCGATTATAGATACGCAGAAACTACAACTAGAAGCGAAAAACGACGCTACAAAAGAAATGTCTGCACAACAACAAGAGGCTGCTCGTTTACAAACCCAAGTCGCTATCAACGATGCAGACAACATCGCGCAAGAGCGTATGAAAGGTATGGAGCTGACAATAGACGCAGCAAAACTCGATGCGGAGCAACAACGCACCGTTGTAGAAGAAGAGAAGATGTTGCATGAGATGGCACATTCTAAACCTGAAACTAAGGAAACAAAATGAAAGACGAGAACGCAAACGAACCCCAACGTCAACACCATCGCCTAGCTGCTGGGTTGCCCCTTCAAGGCATGAAGAGCGGTGGTAAGCCTGAGCATCACAAGGGGATGCATCATAAAGCTGCTCCTAAAGCAGCTCCAATGAAAAAATCAGCAGGACGCGGACGTTGATTGAACAGCTGATACAAGAGTTAAGAATCGCGCAAGGTGAGATTGCCGCTTCTTTGGCTGAGGGTCATGCTTCGTCTTATGAAGCGTATAAAGAGCTCACAGGTCGGTTCGCTGGTCTTGAGCAAGCCCTCACTATTATTGACAACATATTACATTCCGATGAGGATGATAACAGATAAATTGCTCGGTGGTCGAGCGATTATAACCAAGCGCTGAGAAGTGCTTAGAAGGAGAAGCCTAATGGCTGATATGCAGTGGACAGACGAGGATTATTTTCCTCCAGTAGAAGCCGGCGTTAAACCGGTTGGTAATAGAATCTTAATTCAGATTCGTCAAGCCCCCAAGAAGGTTACATCTAGCGGAATCATCTTAGTTGATGAAACTGTAGAAACCGAAAAAGCTCAAACGATGATCGCTAAATTGATTGCAGTAGGTCCTATTGCTTTCAAGAAACGTGACTCTGGAGAGCCTTGGCCGGAGGGAGTTTGGGCATCACCAGGAGATATCGTTAGAGTTCCTAAATGGAATGCTGACCGGTTCTTTGTTGATAACCCCAAAGATAAAGATAGTCCAGTAACGTTCGGTCTATGTAATGACACCGAGTTGATCGCGGTTGTCACTGGTGACCACACTAAACAGAGGGCATACCTATGACGCCTACAGAAAAACTTGAAATGCAAGAAGCCGAGGACGGCTCTGCAACGGTAATGCTACCGCCTGAGGAGAACAAAGAGCCTCCAGTTGAAGAAACTGAGCAAGTTGAGCAAGTTTCTAATGAAGAACCTGCTGAACAAGTGGAGCAGCCTGAGCGTAAAGAGTCTAGAAATCTGTCAGAAGCTGAGCGTGAGAGATTACGCGAGTCAAGACGTATTGAAAGGCAGAATAAA